AATTTCTTCTGTTTTGTAGTTGCAATTATTTAGTTGTGGAGGCTCTAAATTATCTGGTGCTATAACTCTAATATAGGAAATTTTTTCATTATTTGTTATTACACTTCTAGTTTGTCTTACCCAATTTCCGTAGTAAGTTGCTTTTCCGTCTGTAGGTTTATAGTTTTTTGTACCTGAAAAAATGTTATTTACAATTGTATTATTCTCTAATCCCGAATAATCAAATCCTAATATGTATATCTTTTCATACCCATGTTCGCTTGCTAAATGTAAAGCTGTTGGACCACTACTCCAACCTTTGCTAGGATTAAAATAATTTAAACGCTTGAATTCGCTATAACGTTTATTTGGATTTGTCCAAACTTTATTATATACATGATAATTAGAATGGCATATTTCTATAACCATTTTTGGATCTACTGCAATTAAATAATCAGGTTTAAAATCTCTATAAACTGCATTGCAAGCATATACAGGTCCGTGTTTTTGTAATTCTGTAAGATCAATAGGAGATCGGCTAACACCGTTACCTACAACAAATGCAATAGTCATATAATATATATTTTAAAAATTATATAGCTGCTTCAGCATTGGCAGCAACGCCATACATTTGACGAATAAAATCTAATTCTTTTACTTTCTCGTCGTTATGATATTCACTTGCTTTACGCATTTTATTAATTTGACGTAATGTCAAACGTGTTTTACGTGTATCATCTTTTTCTAATTGGCTTTCGTCAGCAGCTAGGTCAAGATGCTTTTCATCATTTGTCTCAAGTGTGTCTTTGTCAAAGTAATATAGTTCACGTAGTATCATAATGTATTTATACCGTTTGGTCCGTTGTTGGTGGTGCTGATGTAGCATCATCACCTGTTACTGTTGAAGGTCCTTCTCCTGCACCTCCATCTATAGCACCGTCTGCATCTGGAATTTCTTCTTCTCCACCACCTAAGTCATCGTCAATGCCTGCACTACTAATGCCTGCACCGCGCATTTCGCCACTTGCATCTGTTTCTGGCATTTCAAGATTCTCTTCATTTTCTTCGCGCCATAGACGTTCGTTTTCTGCAATCTCTTGATCAGTCATTCCTAAGAAACGCTTCATTGCAAATCTATTTGAAACAAATGGTATAGCACTCATTGTTTGGAAAGTAGGAATACGAGCATTATCCACTTCACTTTGTCTATATGCTGCAAAGTTTTGCGGAGGTTGGAATTCTAAATCAAACATACCAACGTCGACATTTACGCCTTTTTCTAAAAGGTAGCGTTTAAATTCTTGGTTAAAATCTTCACCAACTAAACCTTGCAGACGTTTACAGTATTCATTAAACCGTAATTCTTGTATATAAGCTGTTCCGACACGGCCATCATTGTATTGTGAAGCTGAATCATCTGCTCCAGTTGGTAAGTACGAACTTGGGATACGTAAGCCGCGTACCAACTTATTAGTAAAGTATCTAAGGTCATCAATTTCTCCTAGGTTAGTGCCACCTGGAAGTGTTTCAACTTTTGAGCCTCTGCCTTCAGCAGTTTGTGGAAAGAAGTAGTCTTCGTTAATTGACAGCGGATTATATGAACTGTCTATGACCGATGTGCCTCCGCCTGTCTTCGATGGGATACGTCTTTGATGTATTTCCGTTTTTACACGCTCCACAAACTGCATAGCAAGGTGTGAAGGCATGTTGCCCACATCAACGTAGAATACTCTGCGCTCTGGCGCACGTTGTACTCGATAGATAATAATTGCATCTTCAAGTAATTCTTTTTGTTTGTATACTTTAAAAATAGTTTCTAATAATGAATTACCAAAAGGATAGTTTTGATCTAATCCTTCCGACAATGAAAGATGTATAACATTTTCCGCATCAACAGAAACTTCGCCTTCGCCTTCTTGAAATCTACTTCCACTTGATCTACTAACAGTTCCTGTCATTCCTCTAGAACCGCCGGTTATATAATTTCCTTGTGGACCTGTACTGTTACCTGCTACTTGAAAAGGTGTAGTTGCAACCATGTCCCTAAAGTTTAAATTAAAATCTTTAATAACATATTGCTCAGGTGTTTTGCCTTCTGATTCGTTAACAATAATTCTTACAACATTAGCAGGATCAACATGAAACCATTTTTTAGTTTCTGGATCTCTTACAAAAAACGCATCTCCGTATTTGAATAAGTTACGCATGATACGAAATAGTCTTGTTTCAAATCTTTGTAGTTTTGTCCACTGTTTTAGATATTGTTCTAGAATTGTAATTTCTGAGTTTGTTGCTTTTGTATTAAAATTCATTTTGAAACTTAAATGCGTTTCGTCGTGTTTTTGTGTACAAAATTCTGCTAAAATATCTAATGCTGCATTTACTTCTGAATCTAAATCCATTGTATTGTATTGACCGTATCGTTCTACACGATTCGGTGTACCAACATAAACATCTGGTAGATAAGACGAATAATTAGAACGAGCTGGTCCCGGTTCACTACCATTACGTGGACCGCCTAACGGACCGTATCCACCTCCGTTAATATGTCCTGATGTAACAGGTGTAAAATGTTTTTTCCAACTCATCTTATAATCCTAATTGTAGATCACCATTCTTAACTGCCTTAGCAGTAGCCTGATTGTAATCTCTGTTTTCTTCTAATATTGTCTTAACAGCATCAAGCGTAGTATTTAACCTATTAAGCTGCTGATCGCTCATTTGTGACCCACCGCCACCGCCGCCAATTGTATCCATTTTACTTACAACGTCACCTGCATTAGTGCCTGAGCCAAATCCAACTTTATTATCTTTAGATAATTCATCATTAAGTTCTTTTAGGACTTCAACCAAGTTCTCCATAGCTGTAGTATACGACAAAACGCCCGCTGTGTCAAGTGAATTCAGCGCTGTTACACCGTCTATAGTTCCTGCACCACTTAATTGTTTTATGTTATCAGCGAATGCAGTCATATCAGGCACAACAGCTAAGTCAGATAATCTACTTGCTAGGTTCTTGTTTATTTCAATTTCGCCTAGGGTTGCAAATCCTTGCAATGCAACACTCATAGCATTCATTGCGTCTGCATTAGTTTTAACACCTTCTGCATCAATAGCTAATGCACCAAACTCTGCAAGTTGATCAAATGGAGTATCACCGCCAAACAATCCAGACAGCGCACTTGCAAAACTAGAAAATACACCTTGTGACGGCATCATTACAACACCGCTCATTGCTGAACTAAATGCAGCCATTGCATTTGCGTTTGCTGTAACACCTGCTGTATTGACTGCAAGATTTCCAAAGCTCACTAATTGTTCAAATGGTGTTTCTGCTCCAAATAGTCCAGATATTGCAGTACTAATGCTACTAAAAATACTTGCTGCTGGCATTTGTACAACATTTGCCATTGCTGTGCTAAATGCTGCCATTGCTTCTGCATTATTTTGAACTATAGTTTTATCAATTGTTTGAGCACTAAACGATATTAATTGTGTAAGTGGGTCTTCTGCTCCGAATAGTTTACCGATGCCACCTGCTATTCCGCTTACAAGCGTACCTAAACCTTCAGCAGCAGAAGCAGCGCCAGCAAGTGCCATTGCTTTAGAAAATGCGGTCATCGCATCGGCGTTATTTTGCACAATATTTTTGTCAATAGTTACTGCGGTAAATTTTTCCATATCACCAAGTAAATCAACAGTATCTTTACCACCGAACAACTTACCAATGCCGCCGGCTATACCACTAACTAAAGTTCCTAGTCCTTCAGCAGCAGTGCCTGCACCAGCAAGCGCCATTGCTCCGCTAAATGCAACTAGAGCTTCTGCATTTGCTTTTACCTTTGCAGCATCAACATTTGCTGCACTAAATTTTTCTAGTTTTGTTAATGGATCATCGGCACCAAACATTTTGCCAATGCCTTCAGTTATGCCACCTACCATTGTGCCTAAACCAGCAACTGCTGATCCTGCGCCAAATGCTGCCATTGCTCCTGCTAGTGCAACCATACCTAAAGATACGTCTAATAATGCTTGACCATCTATTGATTCAAATGACTTTAATCCGTCAACAAATGTAGGTAACGACTTACCTAATAACCATGCAGCGCCTGCTATACCGGCACCAACCGCAGTAATAGCACCAGCAAGTATACCAGCACCAACTAATATCTGCGGATTAGCAAATGCTTTTAAACCGGCAGCAGCGCCTTTCATTACACCTGCACCCCTTTGTCCTAC